ACGTGTCATAGTATGGAAGCGTCTTCTTGAACTTTGGATCATAGATAAACATGTTCAATCGTCCAAAGAATGGGCGTGTTGCCTGCTTACCGTCACGAATCAAGTCTAGTGCGCCTGGTGTACCAAACTCCTTGATCTTATCCTTGTACCACTCTGTGGAACGTGGACGTTCTCCTGATGCCTGTTTTACAGACTGAATGTATTTGCTCTCTGCCATAATACTATTTATACGAGATACCCAATTCGTCTTCAGTCAAAATCTTGAATTCCAGACCTCTATCCAAACACCACTCATTTGCATATTTCCACTTTGCAGAGTTGACACCCCATGTTTTGACCTCGTTTAGATATCTTTGGGTCTTTCTCTTGGGTTGTTTGGGTGGTTTGCACTGCACCTTGGGCTTGATCTCAATAATCATCTTCTTGACACTGCCATCGTGCTGTTTGACCTTGATATAGAAATCTGGGAAATATCTGTGGATACGGCCATCCCAAGGGGATAAATAGGGTATAATGATTTCTTCACTCCCCCACTCAAGAATGTTCTTACTGTTATCACAGTATACCATGAACTTTCTTTCCCACAAGGAGCGGTAGACTATGTTGCGTGGATCACCCTTATACTTTCTAGGGTTCACTGGTGTATATCGACCTTTGTATGCCATTCGTTATAAATAATTTAAAGTGTATAAGGATATTTAGACATGGCACTTAGAGACGCATTTATAAACGTTGCACAGGGTGCTGCAACTGCTGCAGCAAATAGAGCAGTAACATCAGTTGTTCAAGGTGTTGCTGCTGGACTAAAGGGAAACAATCCACAAAATGATACCGCACCTCTGGATAGAAGTGTTGGTGCAACAGACCTTATTTTGAGTTATCCAAATGATGTTTCTATTGATCCAATGCAGGGACATTATATCATGTTTGGTATTCGTTCACAGAATCCAGGCAAATTTAAACAAAATCGCACAGGCACAAAAGATGGTACTCTCGCCCCCGTAGTAAGAGGTATCGCATCACAAAATAATCTTGGCAACTTTGCATCCAGAGCTGGAAATATTGTTAGTCAACAACTCATTCAAGGACTTAACAGAGATACTTTTATAAATTCCCGTGAAATAATGCGTGAAAATATAAAGAAGGATCAAAGTTCTAGGGCACTCTCACTCACTAGAAAACCCTATACAGAACTTGTCCAAACAATCGCACTTTACATGCCACCACAGGTTAGTGTATCGTATGAGGCAAAATATGCAGACCAAGAGATTGGTGTACTGGCAGAAGCCGGATCGAAAATTTTAAGGGATATATTTGCAGGAAACGCAACTCTTGGTAGCGTTGGAAGCGCTGTTGGTAATGCTGCAGCTCAAGGTGCAAAACAGGCTGGACTAACTGCATTGGATACTCTTGCGCAGGGTTCAAAAGCACTAGTCGCAATTGAGAGAGGAAAGATTATAACACCAAGAATGGAACTCATGTTTGAAGGTCTTGGTAGACGTAGTTTTGAATTTTCTTTTGTCATGATTCCAAAGAGTGCGGCAGAAGCACAGACAATTAGAGAGATTGTTAAGGCATTCAAAGTGCATATGACATCTAACGTTGGATCAACGGTGCTCGGTAAAGATGGTCCAAATGTTAGAGAACTAGATATTCCTGATGTATTTGATATCAAGTATATGTACAGAGGTCAGGAGAATATGCACCTAAACAAAATCGGCACTGCACGACTCACTGGTATGGATGTCCAGTATGGTGGTGACAGATACACCGCTTTTGAACCAGATGCATCTGGTTCACCACCACCACAAAGAACATCTATATCACTCAAATTTACAGAAATTGACATTATGTATCGTGATAAGATTGAGGAGGGTTTCTAATGTATTTTTCTAACTTTCCTGTTATTCCATACGATGCATCAGGCGATAATAACTTTAAGGTGGTAACAAACCTTTTGCGTAGAGTTGCAGTTCGTGCGAAGTTGAAATCTAATATATCATTTTTTGACACTTATAGTGTTAAGAACGGTGAAACACCAGAGATGCTTGCACATAAATTGTATGGTGACTCAGAACTTCATTGGACTATTCTTCTAATGAATGATATCGTTGATCGCTATCATCAATGGCCCATGAGTACTCGTCAGTTTCTTGCTCACATCAATAATAAGTATACAAATGTAGATGGTATTCACCATTATGAGATTAGTCAGACTTCTGGTGATACAACAATCAAGATTAATATTGGAACAGATAATACAGACTATCCATCTGCAACACTTATTACAAACAAAGAATATGAACAAGAACTCCAAGACGAATTACGACGAATAAAACTGATTGATCCCATTTACATTACTGAATTCGTAACTGAATTTGAGGAACTGGTTGGGGGGAGTATACTATAGTGGCTGGTATTTTTCGTGCCGGACAATTTGAATTAAGAGAAGCCAAACTGGTATCATCATCTGGTGAAATTGTAGATATAACTCTTTCAACATTGAGTGTTACAATTTTTGAAGATATCAATAAGTTTACCCTCACTGGTTCTGTAATTGTTCAAGATGCTATTAACCTTGGTTCCTTCTTTCCATTAATTGGTCAGGAGTATTTGTTGTTGAAGTTAGCAACCGCCTCTGCACAGGGTGAAGATGTTGTAATGGATTTCACGAAGAACGCTTTAAACGTCACGAATATCAGTAGTCGCGTAGACACTGGTTCTGGTGTTCAGGCGTACTCAGTAAATTTTGTATCACGGGAACTTTTGGTTGACCAGAGAGTTCGGGTTAACCAAAGTTTAACTGGTAGCACCTCAGACATAGTAAAATATATATATCAAAATATTCTTGGGACGAGCAAGAAATTATTCATTGAACCAACTGCTGATGTCAAGAAACTCGTTGCACCAAATCAACGTCCGTTTGATTTTATACGTCACTTGATGTACAACGCTGTCTCTAGAAAACATAATGACCCATGTTATCTTTGCTATGAGACAACCAAGGGTTATCACTTTAGGTCACTTGCAAGTATGTACGCACAATCTAGTGTTATGAAATATGAGTCAATCGTTGCTGGAACACGGAGTAAAAAAGGTGCAGTAGATATTGCAGCAGATATGTCATCTCTTTTGGAATATAATATTGTCAACACTCAAGACAGTCTAATAACAAGTAGAATGGGAGCTTACGCTTCAAGACTCTATGTTCACGATATCATTTCTAAAAGTTATCAAAAACATACATATAACTATATTGATAATTTTAGAAATGAACACCATATTGAGTCAACGAATAGTAAGTTTAGAGGCGACAACTTGGACGATTACCCAATTGTTAGTGATGTAATCATTACTAAAGACAATAAAAGAATATCTGACTTTCCTTCAAGAACTTTTGTGCAACCAACATCTGGTTCTGGTAATAACAATTCTCAAGTTGATGAATTCAATTCACCTGTTTTTACCTCAAACGCACCAGAATTATGGGTTCAAAAAAGAAACTCACAAATGGAACAGTTAAAAGTTGGTTATACAGTTACCATACAGGTTCATGGTAACACTGGTGTGGCTGCTGGAGATATTGTAGATATTAACCTTCCCTACACTGCATCAACCAAGACATCTAAAGATGAAAAATATGACAACATATACAAGGGAAAGTTTCTCATCACAAAATTGAGACACGATTTCAGTATGGTTGATAAGTCACATGTCATGAATATGGAAGCAGTCAAAGATTCGCTACCATATAAACTACCCTCATCAAACAATCCAGAAATTGTTGATGAGGTTGTACCATTCATAGAAGATAACCTATACTAAGAAAGGAGAAGCCCATCTCAAAAAAATCTATATCCCAATACAAACAGCGAAAGGAAGATAAAATGGCTAAGACCAAGAATCGCATTAAGAAATTGAACTTTCAGAGGCAGGAACGTAAAATGGAATTGGAACCACTTTCAGAGAATGATAAATATATCATAGAAATGTCAGGATATAGAAAAGGGCAAATGCAAAATGAAGAGTTTTCACGAACTACAGGAAGGGGTTTACGACCCCAACATATTTAAAGCATTTTTCCTAGCAGGTGGGCCTGGCAGCGGTAAGTCATACGTTGTCAGGCGCACCACTGGGGGAACAGGACTCAAGATTGTCAACTCAGACGATGCTTTCGAGAAACTGTTGAAGGATGCTGGTCTATCTCTTAAGATGCCTCCAGAGGAAGAGCAGGAGAGAGACGTTGTTCGCGGCCGTGCAAAATCAATCACCAAGGCTCGTGAGACAAACTACATTGAAGGTCGCCTTGGACTTATCATAGATGGGACTGGCAGAGACTATGATAAGATTGCTCGTCAGTCTCAGCAGTTACGAGAACTGGGTTACGACACCTATATGATTTTCGTAAACACCTCACTGGACACTGCACTTGAACGCAATGCACAACGTGCTAGAAGTGTTCCAGAATCCATCGTCGTTCAGTCTTGGAAGGACGTTCAGTCCAACATTGGTAAGTTCAATAACCACTTTGGGACAGGTATGATCATTGTGGATAACAACGATGCTGGTGAAGACGTATTTGGTAAGGTCTGGAAACGTGTGCAGGGTCTTCTTCGCAATAAGGTTTCGAATGGACGTGCAAAGGCTTGGATTGCAAGGGAAATGCAAAAAAAGCGTCGATAATCGAAAAAAGTTGTTGACAAAACCTTTTCCGTATGGTAATATGAGTTATACACTGAGAAAAGGAAGACGTTATGATGAATTGCAACTGGATATTTCGTGACCTGATGATCAAGAAGCGGATCATGAGAGAAGCAGGGATTGACATTTCCGAGCTGGAAGTCTGGAAGGATGGTAAAGACCCTGAGAAGCGTATCTCTGAAGCCTTCAAGAAGTCTGGTCTGACGATGCCGAATATGAACAATAGAGGGATTGCATAATGATCCTCACCCTCAAGGGCATCACCAACAAGGGTAAGAATCGTATTCGGGAACACGGAGACAAGTGGGAAGTTCTAGAACTTCCCCCCGGCGTTCTAGGTATGGACCCCAAACCCGCATTGCCCCCCATAAAATCACTGAAAACAGGTGAATGGCGTTGGTTAGATAATGTCAATTTTTCTTGGATTCCGAGTCGATTTTGATTGACAAACCCCCTTTCGTATGGTATGATTAGACATAATCAGAAATCAAGAGGTTGTTGACATGGCATTTGCCCCCACTGAAGTTAGTTTCCCCCCTTACGGCGATGGTTCGATTCTCGGATGCTTCGATGAGAAGGAATATGGTAAATATTTTGAGTTCTCTGAGAATCGGGAAAACTACTACACTGAGTATCCCCACAAGGTGTGGGTGACGACTCCGTGGCATATGGATGGTGGGTGGCGGTTTGCCAAGGTCAAGAAGACCGTAGCGTATATCCTGACCAACGATGAGGACGGCAATGATGTCGTTGAAAAGTGGTCCATCAAAAAATATCGGGAATATGCAAAATAGTTGTTGACAAACCCTTTTTCGTATGGTATGATTAGACATAATCGGAAATCAAGAGGTTACAAATGGTTGACAGAATTACGATGAACAAGGGAGTTTTCCTTGGTTATGGTAGCACAGAAGACCTAGAGATTGTAGGTCGTGCATTTGGATATGACATCTACATTGAGAAAGAAGAACGCACATATAATGTTGTGTGGGTCTATGACCGCAACATAACCAAACGGGTTCGCACTCCCTACGGTGAGATGGAAACTCGTTATCGCATTGCCGCAAAGGTAGAGTTGTCGAAAGACCGTGGTGCATGGCATGTTGACCTCTTGAACGTCGATAGTCGTTACAAGGGTAATAACCTTGCAATCAAGATTTATAAGTTCCTCATGAAGAAGATGGATATCACCCTGATGGCCGGTCACTCACAGTCTGCTGGTGGTCGTTACGTTTGGAACAAACTCAATAAGGAACGTGACATTACGGTGTATGCCAAGAAGTCGCCCTATTCCAAGGTCATTGACTTTCCCAAGTCTGGAAAGCGTGAGTTGGTTTCTAAGAGGTTTGACCTCTACGGTAGTGACGCAGAAATATTTGCGGTTGCTGCATAATAGGGGTTGACAAAACGAATCCTGCGTGGTATAGTTAATCATAAACTGAGAGACAAAACAGAAAGGATTTAATTATGATGTCTCCCGTTGAAGCAATGATCAATCATGCTATTGAACGGTTTACTGAACGGTTTAAGAAAGAGGACTTTGTGTATAAGTCTAAGAAGTATGGTCTGGTTGATTTTTCTGAAGAAGTTGTGAACTCCATTGTACATGCTCCAAAACATGGTAAGTGTGTTGGTGGTGGAAAGGGTTATCGGACCATTTTTAAGGTTAAGGTCCACGAGAAGACTAAGCCAGTATTTGTTGTTTGGGATATGAAATATTCTGTCCCTGTTACCGTTCTCACTGGTCCAATGTGGTTTAAAACATATGGATAATATGGGTTGACAGATTCGTTTGAGTGTGGTATAGTTAATCATAATCGAGAAATGAGGTTGTTATGAAGAAGTACAATAATTGGGGTATTGATTTTGATGGTCTGTCGATGACTGACCCTGAGCGGTATCGCAAGATTAACGCTGTCCTTACTGACAAGGGTATGAAGAAAGACCTTCTTGACATCGTTGATACCGTTCCTCTTGAATATGCGTATGACCTTGCAGATGACGCACCTGATGCTGAGGATGTAGTTGCTACTGCTGAACTCAAGAAGGTTGTGACGGAAGTTCTTTCGACTCTCAATCCTCGTGAGGAACGTGTTCTTCGCAAGCGGTTCGGTATCGGTCTTGCAAAGGATTATACCCTTGAGGAAGTAGGACAGGAGTTTTGCGTTACCCGTGACCGCATTCGTCAGATTGAAGCCAAGGCACTTCGCAAGTTGAAGCATCCTTCAAAGTCGGAAAAACTTCTTTCTTTCTTGGCTGCTTGAAAAAAAGTGTTGACAGATTCGTTTGAGTGTGGTATAGTTAATTATAAACTGAGATAAGGAAAGACAACATGGCATATGTGAGTAAAGAGACGAAGAAAGAACTTGCCCCTGCAATCAAGAAGGTTCTTGCCGAGTACGGTGTCAAGGGAACCATCAAGGTTCGCACCGGCAGCACTCTGGTTGTGACTCTTCGGAAGGTTCCTGATGGACTCTTCACTGACAAAGAGATTGGAAACGGTGTAAACGTCTACCATCTCGAATGGTTTGATGGTCTTGCAAAGAATTTCTTGATGGAATTGCTTGCTGCCATGAAGGGTATAAACTGGTATGATCGGAGTGATTCGATGACTGACTATTTCGATACCGCTTGGTACAACGATATCAAGATTGGTGAGTGGAACAAGCCGGTGGAGGTGATCTAATGAAGGTTGCGGTTATTCACGGTGCGGCAGAAGACTTTGCTCGCACCGTTGCCCTTGTCGAAGTTGCTGATGGGACGAGTGACATTGATGCATGTGAGATTGCATTTACTCGCACCAATTCGATTGATTGTGGTTGGTGGGAGAACGAAGATGTGACTCCCATGTTTGGTGGAAAGACCTGTCGCAGCACAATGATGGGTGACATGGTTCTGGTTGGAACGACTAAGTATATTTGCAAAATGACAGGATGGAGTGAAGTATAATGTGGACATATAAAAGAAATTCGAAGGGTGCGCTGAGTTCAGCAGTTGTTCGACGGATGAATATCGTTGGTAACCTAGACCTTAGTGAAAAAGAGAATAGGATTACGTTTGGGTATTGTTATCTGGAGTGGATTGGAGTATGATAAAAGCACTGTTGGTTGTCACTCTTATGAGTGGTGCAGAGTATGCAGTGAACATGCCAGACATGAACACATGCATGGAGAATGCAAATCTTGTCGAGGGACAAGGACGGGGTGCAGGGGCAATCTGTATTCCACGAGCAGATAAATCTGCAAAGGTTAAAGATATGTTCACCATGTTTGGTGATATGGTTGAGAGGTTACAAAAGAATGAACTGGGAACGTCTAGTGGGAAATGCCGAGACAGCTTTAAGGGTATGTGAAGCATCTAAATCAGAATGGGGTATCCAGTACTGGTCTAATGTACTGGCATACCTATTGAGGCAGTCTGGGAGACTGAATTGATCAAGGTACTTAGTGATGAAACCTTTGTGAAGGACGACCCTGTTCGTCCTTCTTTATCATATGCATTTCGCAAGTCTGTGGGCGAGATGTTCTACATTGGCGAGGATAAACCTACCGCCATTGTATGCACAGCATTTACAACAGACATTCCAAAAACTGTAAGAGAACTTGCCCTGTACTCACATCCACAGGGGGACAACTGTATCGCATACACTGTATGGAGTTACGCTTCAGGCGCAGGACGTGATATAATCTATGAACTGAGAGACTATGCGATTGAGAATAACTTCAAACGTCTAGTCACATTATCACCTAAGACAGAGATGGCTCGTAAGTTTCATCTTCGTAATGGTGCATTTATTCTGAGTGAGAATGAGGAGACAGATAATTATGAATACGAACTATGAAACCTAAACACATTCGAGCACACCTGCGGGCTGCACATGCATATGCAGAGTGCAGCACAGCAGAGAAACTTAAGGTGGGGTGTGTTCTGGTCAAGGACCATCGTATCATAAGTATCGGATACAATGGTATGCCAAGTGAGTGGACTAATGTATGTGAGGATGGGAGTGGTAAAACCAAACCAGAGGTAATTCACGCAGAGGCAAACGCTGTCGCAAAACTTGCGAGGTCAAATGAGTCGGGTGAAGGTTCTGTGGCATTTATTACACATGCACCTTGCCTTTCTTGTGCAAAGATGTTATACTCTGCTGGAGTAAGTGAAGTTGTATACTCACAGTCCTATAGGGAAACTGGGGGTGTGGACTTTTTGGAGAAGTGTGGGATACCTGTCTCACAATGTTTATTGGAAGAGGAAGAAAATGGCAAATAATGTAAACACATGCATCGACATGGAAAATCTAAATTCAAATGCAGTCAATCTTATTAAGGAACTGTATTTTAGAGGCGGCACAGTGTGGTATCTGTACGCCCGGCTGCGTGAAACTGAGGACTACAAGTGGCTTGGTGATATGTTTGTTGATGGGACAAATGTAACCTACGAACAGGCAGAAAAATATGAGTGGACTCTTGAAAACATCGGCCCCAAGTGGTGTTATATCGAAGACTTTGATGCTGATGGAAATGGTTGTATGATTCGAACTGTTTCTGCATGGGGTGCTCCTATCACTGCTGTTGAGAATCTGTTGACTGCAATCGCTGCAATCTGTCCTGACGTTGTTACTGAGGTAACTTATGAGGATGAGATGCCTAACTTCATTGGTGCTAACTTCTACACTGGAGATACACTAGACGACTCAGCTGAGTGGGACTACGATGAACTTCTCGAAGAGGTAAAAAAGCATCATGACATTGAAGAGGACGAGGACGGTGATTTGACAGAAGAGAGTCAGGACATTGTGTGGGAAAATATCTGGGAAACATCCCATGACCTACAACAAGAATTTCTCTCTGAGTGTCGAGGAAGACTAAATGAAGACAATTGAGAGAACAGCTCTATCTGAGTTAATCTCAAACGAGAACTACGCCAGAAAGGTACTTCCACACATGAAGGTGGATTACTTTTCTGACCGTAGTGAGCGTATCGTATTTGAAGAGATACAGAAGTTTGTAGAGAAGTACAACACTCTACCAAACAAAACCTCTATTGAAATTGAAATAGACACTCGCCGTGACTTGAATGAACAAGATGTCAAGGCGGTAATTGATGTTGTTAAGAGTCTTGAGAAAGATGATGATGCGAATTTAGAGTGGTTAGTAGAGACTACAGAGAAATTCTGTAAGGATAAGGCGGTATACAATGCAATCGTTGAAGGTATTCAAATTATTGATGGAAAGGATAAGAATCGAAATGTCGATGCTATCCCAAGCATTCTCACAGATGCCCTTGCTGTGGGTTTCGATAATTCTGTTGGCCATGATTACCTGTTGGACGCAGATGCCCGATTTGATTATTACCACACGATAGAAGAGAAGATACCTTTCGACCTTGACTTCTTCAATCGTATCACCAAGGGTGGACTACCACCTAAGACACTGAACATTGCCCTTGCTGGAACTGGTGTGGGTAAGTCTCTGTTCATGTGTCACATGGCTGCAAACTGCATGAACCAAGGTAGAAACGTGTTGTATATCTCTATGGAGATGGCAGAGGAACGTATCGCAGAACGCATAGATGCAAACCTCATGAATATCTCTATGGAAGACCTACATAGTCTACCAAAGCAGATGTATGATGACAAGATCAACAAGATTATCAAGAACACCACTGGTCAACTGGTAATCAAGGAATATCCAACTGCATCTGCACACTCTGGACACTTTCGTGGTCTTATCAAGGAACTCGCAGTTAAGAAGTCATTCAAACCAGATATCATCTTCATTGACTATCTGAACATCTGTGCATCTAGTAGATTCAAGGGGGCAGCAAATGTCAACTCGTACATGTATATCAAGTCGATTGCTGAGGAACTTAGGGGACTCGCAGTTGAAACAAATGTCCCGATTATGTCGGCAACACAGACCACAAGGAGTGGGTACTCCAACACAGATGTTGGTTTGGAAGACACGTCAGAGTCTTTTGGTCTTCCTGCTACGGCAGACCTCATGTTTGCGCTTATTTCTAGTGAGGAACTTGAGGAACGAAACCAAATCGCAGTCAAGCAGTTGAAGAACCGATACAATGACCCAACGATGAACAAGAGATTTGTTATCGGTATCGACCGTGCAAAGATGCGTCTGCATGACCTAGATGCAAGTGAACAGGATGGTCTAGTTGACAGTAACCAGAAAGAAGACACATTTAATGAACCTGTATTTGACAATACAGATTTTGGAGAAGGATGGGAAGTATGAGTGAACATATTTGGGAATATGTATCAAGAGAAGGTGATGCAACAGCATCTATTCTATTGCGTGGTGATCATAAGTTCTCTGGAGTTATCTACTCCTACGGAACTATAAATCTACCAGAACCAAACGAGGATGGTCAAGCCAATCTATCGTTTGAATATCACATTGAAGACAACAACAACATTCCCCGTGACCAATTTGATGATGAGTTTTTCACAATGATTGGTGACATTCTAGTTGAGATTATCGACCAGAGAATGGTAGAAGGGAATCTACTTTATAAAGGAGGCACGGATGAGTAATTTTTTACAGGACGCAATTAAGGCAGCAGGAAACGAATACGCTGCAATCGTAGACGATGGAGTAGAGGCTGGTGATGTAGAGAACTTTATCGACACTGGTTCATACATCTTCAATGCACTTCTATCAGGTAGTCTATATGGTGGACTACCATCGAACAAGATCACTGCGATTGCGGGTGAGAGTGCAACAGGTAAGACATTCTTTCTTATGGGTATGGTTAAGAACTTCCTTGATGCGAACCCTGAGGCTGGTGTTCTGTACTTTGAGAGTGAGAGTGCAATCACAAAGCAAATGGTGATTGATCGTGGTATTGATCCTAAGCGTATGGTTGTGATGCCTGTCACCACTGTACAGGAGTTTCGTACACAGGCAATCCGTGTTCTGGATGATCATCTGTCGAAACCAGAGGGTGACCGTCCACAGATGATGCTCTGTCTCGACTCACTGGGTATGTTGTCCACTACCAAAGAGGTGGAGGATACGGCAGATGGTAAGGAGACTCGTGACATGACACGAGCACAAGTCCTTAAGGCTGCATTTCGTGTTCTGACACTGAAACTGGGTAAGGCAAAGGTTCCTATGGTGGTCACCAACCACACCTATGACGTTGTGGGTTCTATGTTCCCACAGAAGGAGATGGGTGGTGGTTCTGGTCTGAAGTATGCAGCATCCTCTATCGTCTATCTGTCCAAGAAGAAGGACAAGGATGGTACTGAGGTTGTGGGTAACATCATTCACTGCAAGAACCACAAGTCTCGTCTGACTATTGAGAACAAGATGGTGGATGTAAGACTGTCCTATTCCACTGGGTTGGACAAGTACTATGGTCTACTGGAACTTGCTGAGAAGTATGAAATCTTCAAGAAGGTATCGACTCGTATTGAGTTGCCTGATGGTTCGAAGCAGTTTGGTAAGACTATTCTGAATGACCCTGAGACATACTTCACTGAAGATGTTATGGCTCAACTAGAGGAGGCAGCAGGAAAAGAATTCAAGTATGGTTAGTGTGAACCTATTCGATATGAACAGTGACAATATCATCATGAACATAGATGGTAAAGACATAGAGATGAAACCACCCATATGCTTCGGTAAGGTATATGACAAGTGGTTAGTGAGTGAATGTGGTAAGGTGTGGAGTGTTAAGAAGGGTAAACTTATAGAAGGACATAAGGTATATGCCTATAATAAGAACAGTAGAGTGATTGGTTGTATTGATTACTCAATAATGACGGTAGAGAAAGATTGGTGGGGAGATGGTTCTGGAGTTCTACATCATCAACGATATCAGCATAAGCGTCAGATAGTTGCACATAAAATGATAATGGATACATGGGCACCATTATATGATAATCCACCAGAGGGTATAGTATGGGAAGAGTGGGAGATTGTCAGAGATTTGCCTAGTGTGTATAACCATATAAGCAAGACCATTGTAATAGATCACATTGATGATGATCCTACGAATAATCACCTTGATAATCTAAGAAGAGTGACCAGTTGGGATAATCAGAATACTAGGAAATCAAAGGGTATTTAACGGTCCCACGCCTTGATGGCGGTGAAGTTGTTAAAGGAGAACTCCATGCGGTCAACAAGTTTGACCGCATTTCCTTTTACACGGTCTATCGCAACGTAACCTTCTGGACTAGTAACCTTATAACCACTAGAAGTACGAATGAAGGTATCAGTCATCTGACGCACTGAGTTCAGTTTATTCACGATGACCTGTTTTGCTTCTACAAGTAGGTTCTGAAACTGAATAATGTTGGCAAGGTTCTTGGTGTGCTTCTTGACCTCACGAACATACTCTTTCTGCATGTCCTGATACTTTTTCTTACCAGCATCACTCTTAACCTTCTCAATCTGTTTGTCGAAGTGCATTCTGACCCAATCCTCATATCCCTTTGCATGTGCGGATGGATTAGTAATCTTCTGACCTTTACGGACCATACTGTTGTTGTATGTCTTGAGTGATGCACCTGCCAGATTGCCTGTCATACTGTCCTGTAGACGTAGGAACGCCTTTAGTCCATTTGCATTGATACGTTGGAATGTGCGACCTGTATCACTGAGGTATTTGGTTACCAGTTGTGTCTCTTTGTCTGTGAATGTGCTACTTCCAGATGTATCCTTGTATGTTGCATCATCCATCCACACTGAGGATGTCTTCTTGAGTCCCTTGATATCTGCACCAAAGGATGCCTTCATAGACTGTAGATCGTCACCTGTATATGTGGTGTGGAATACAATACCAATCTTTGCACGGCTCATGGACTTACCCAAATCACTGTCAGTAGGAACCGCATATACGATGGTGTTGGGTTGGAATGTGTAGTAGGACACCCCATCAATTGTATCAGTTTCGATGTCGTCGGTAAACATCAAATCACCCTGTAGAACACCCTTTATACCGATTTTAGAGAGTTCTGAGAGGGCTACTTTGAACTTACTGTTCAATGTACCAGACAAGTCATCATCAATCTCCTCGTTGCTCTTATACAGCTTAGGATTGACGTTGAACACGGATTTCTTTGCGACAAAGAACTTTCCATCTGCTGGGTCAATACCAGCAAAGATTGCGGGTGCGCCATCCCATTTAACTGTCATGTTTACGGAAGAACGGGAACTTCCTGCCAACATATCACGGAGAGAACGGAGAAAGTTAATTGCAGCCCGTCCACCATCAACGCCATAGTTGAGTATTTCGTCTTCAAGGTGTTCAAGATGTAAGTTCTTGCCACCTTTATCTTCAGAGAGGAGTTCTAGAAATGTGTCCATCGTTATACGTCCATTACTCTAGGTACATCTACCAATAGACCCTCGCCAAATACACCTAATTCATGTGAACCGGCAAAGGTTGCCATTTGAAACTGTATATCTGTTTTTTCACTATACTTAAACGGAAATCTTCTTTGTATATTCATGTTGTTCTCTAAACTTGTCCTTGCCGTATTATACTCTTGTCCGTTTGAATTTCTACTGAAATTTCTAAATATGGCAGGTTTAGATGCCGTACTGTCATTGGAAAATGCGTCGATGCGATATAGGTAAAACTCTTTATCTGCGGGAACAGTAAATATACTTGCCTGATTTCTACCGTCTCCTGC